GCCTAGGATGCCGTCCGCACCAATCAAACTTGTGAGCCACTCACTTTCAGTTCCTACGAATCCGTTTTGAACTGCTACAGTATAAGCACTATCCCCGTCGGCTGGACCCTGTGGTCCGACTTCGCCTCGCTCTCCTTGTTCGCCTTGTGGTCCAGGGACTGTAGAATCTGCTCCAGTCAAACCAATTGGACCCTGAGGTCCAGGGACTGTAGAATCCGCGCCAGTCAAACCAATTGGACCCTGAGGTCCAGGGACTGTAGAATCTGCTCCAGTCAAACCAATTGGACCCTGAGGTCCAGGGACTGTAGAATCTAAACCGTCGCTGCCAGCTGGTCCCTGTGGTCCAGCTACTGTAGAATCAGCTCCGTCTTCTCCAGGCGGTCCCTGTGGTCCCGTAATTGATTCTCCAGGCGGTCCCTGAGGTCCCGTAATTGATACGCCCTGTGGTCCCTGTGGTCCAGTAATTGATTCCCCAGGCGGTCCCTGTGGTCCAGGGACTGTGGATGCTGCTCCTACTAAAGTAGCTAACCATGCTGACTCATCGCCCTCAAAACCGTTACTAACCGCTGATTGATATGCCGACTTACCGCTATAAACATTAATATCTCCGTGTTCATGATGGTGGGGATGTAATTGATGCGGGGCTAAATTATAAAAATACTGATTGCTCATTTATATATATTACAAAGATTTTAATTCTTTAGAAAATTATTTTTTAGTTAATAAATAATTATTATTATATATGTATTATATAAATGGAGTTACATGACTTAATCCGAAAATACAGACCTAATATCAGGGAAATCACAATTAATAATTATATCAAATATTTAAATAGAATTTCTAAACACTTTACTAAAAAGAATCTCACAGTTGACAATATTAAATTATTTAAGAAATCAAAAGAAGTAATTGATTATTTATCTGAATCACCACTCTCTACGCAAAAAGCACTAATAGCATCTATATTAGTCATATTAAATAACGATGATAAATATGCTACTCCGTTAAACGATTACCGTGTCTATTTAGAAGTTATAAATTCTGAATATGAAAAAGATAAACAGAAAAAACAGAAAAATATATCTGAATCCAAAAATTGGGCTACTATGAAAGAAATAGAAAATGTCCGTGAGCAATTAAAAAAAAAGGTCGATAACCGTGATTTATTTAAGAAGTCAAAACTCAAGCAAAATGAATATGACCTATTGCGTAACTATTTAATATCCGCTTTGTATACATATAAACCACCACGCAGAAATATATATCGTTTAGTAAAGTTTATTTCTAAAAAGTCCTATAATAAATTAAAGGACTCTCAATTAAAGGAAAATTATTTGGTGTTTAATAATCGTGAGATGTTTTTACATTTCGGCAATCAAAAGTCATCTAATTTTAATAACCAGATTTTACAAATCCCCAAACCACTCAAAAAAATAATACGATTATATATGTCACATCCTATGATTAATACTGATGATAATGAATTGTTTATTAAATCATTTAGTGGCAAACAATTATCAACCCAGCAATTTACAAACATTATGAGTAAGATATTCACTATTGGGGATCGGCATATCTCAAGCAGTCTTTTAAGAAAAATCTACGTGTCTGAAGTAATACAACCACACGCGGATATTGTTAACGAGGCTGCAGCTTCCATGGGTCATTCATCAGCTGTGGCAAATAAACATTATACTAAAAAATGATAATATTATATTAACCTAAACATTAATATCTGTATATAATATAAATGACAGATACTGTAAATAATATGATATCCGTAGAAATGACCGAAACTGAGTATAATCATTATCTCGCATACAAGCAAAGAAATTCATCTCTTAAGTCGTATTTAAAAACCTATCATCAGAGTGATGAGGGTAAAAAGAAACGTAAAATAGCACAAAAAAAATATCGTGAAAAAATGAAACAAGTTAAGATTAAAGAAAAAATCCAAAAAACAAAAGCAGAATTACAAGAAAAATTGAAAGCATTAGAGGAGTTAGAAACTCAAGATGCCAACGGCGACCCTTTACTTTTTTAAATTAAATCAAATATATAAATAATATTATATACTTGTTTTATAATTAGTCTAAAGATAATATTATATTATATTATATAAATGTCTGAAATAAAAATCTCTGTTAATAATAAGATGAACGAAAAAATTATTGTATCAAAATCAGTTTTAACCGATGATATCTATTATGAGAAAGTTGATAGTAAAATTATTTATGCCTTGTTAGATAGTGATTTATTAAAAGAAAATTTTACTCGAGGCACAGTAACATATAACGAGCCAGAAATTTTGAGAAAATTACTGAAACAAATTAAAAATGGTATTGTTAAAAATAAATACAAACATGCTAAGAACGGTATTCCTTATTTTGGCAGGGTTTCTAGTCAATCATCGTTAGGTAATCTTAGACGTGAAATTCGTGGAACTTTGACAACAGGAACTTATATTGATATTGATATTGTTAACGCTCATCCAAATATGATTAATCAATTGTTAGATAACTTTGAGTTATCAAATACCAGTTATGATAATTACTGTAACAATCGTGAGAAAACTTTAAAAAAAATATCAGCTCATCATAAAGTAAATCGTGATGCCGCTAAGCAATTATTTCATCAGGTTGGGTATGGAGGTTCATATGATAAATGGATGTCTAAGAATAATGCAACTGGAGATAAAATTAAATTTGTTTTGGATTTTAAAAAAGAAGCTATATCCCTTGCTAATAAATTTATTGTCAGTAATCCTAAACTATACAAGAAGTATGTCAAAAAATCTACAAAAGATTATAATCTTGAGTTGGGATTTCTTGCCAATTGCTTACAAAATCATGAGCGTATTATATTGGAGCATATGAAATCTTTTTTTACAAACAGTAAATTTAAAATTAAAAATTGTATCCTTTGTCATGACGGGATTATGTTAATGATTGATAGCATTTCTCAATCCGTATTAAAAAAATTATCAGGTTATGTTAATGAGAAGACTGGATTTAATTTAGAATATATTGATAAACCCATGAAACATTATTTAAATAAAATTACTCTAAATGAAGAGAAAATTGACCCCTCAAAATTAAATGAACTTGATTTAGATTATATGGATGAACTCAAAACATATAATATTAAAAAGGAATATTTCGAGCATTTTGTCTGTAAATGTATTAATCCTCAGCCGTGTTACATTATGCTAGAAACTAATACAGACGAGGTCGGCACTCGGTTTATCCATCGGACTATGGACGAAAAACAAATCAAAACCGCATTTAAACATTTAGCCGCTAATACATCTGATATGGATGACCCTAATCTAAAATTTATTAAAATTTGGTTAGAAGATCCTAAAATCAAAGTTTATATGCGTATGAATTTTATGCCCTATAATGATATCAGAGTCCCTAACAAAGACATTAAAAATTATAATTTATTTAGTGGTTATCACAGTAATATTAAATCTCATTCATTTGATAATAAAAAATGTGAGCAGATTTTAAAACCGTTTCTTGATATTGTTAAGGGATTATGTGAAGATAATGAAACCTACTTAAACTATTTTCTTAAAATGATTGCTTTTAAATTACAATACCCACGTAAAAAATTACCGTATGCTTTTGTTATTACTGGTAAGCAAGGCACAGGTAAAGGTATATTAATGAAAGGTCTATCTAAAATTTTCGGTAACCAACATGTTATTAGCAGTTCTAAACCGAGTGATTTCTGTGGAGAGCATGCGGAGGGTGTTGTTAACAAACTAATTGTTAATATGAATGAATGCGAGGGTAAAGCTACTTGGGATTTTCAGGGGTTTATTAAATCCCTAATTTCAGAGGATAAAATTACAGTCAATCCTAAATATTTAAGACCGTATCAAGTTGACAACCATGCTTTATTTATATTTACAAGCAACAAAGACGACGTTATTAATATTGATTCTCGTAGCACGGACAGGAGGTTTATAGCATTTAAAGCGTCTGACAAATATATCAATAAACATAAATACACATCCAAGGGCTTTTGGTGTAAGGTCGTAAAATTAATCGATACACCGCAATTTAGTTCTGCTCTTTACTCCTATTTAAATACGATGGATGTTGATGATTATGATTTCTCTACAAACCGACTCAAGTGCTTAACCGATACATATTGGGATATGGTTCGTAAGTCAATCCCCGCAGCCGCTCAGTTTATGGACTTTGTTATTAATCAGAATAAATATATATCAAACTGTCTTATTGATGATGATGATGAGCTGTGTGATAAAAAAATAAATGATACTTATTATATTAAAACTGTTATGCCTAGATATTCACTTTATAAAAAATTTAAGACTTGGACTGATAAGAACCGACCCAATTCATCCAAACAGAACGGATTCAAACAATCTAATAATGCGTTTTACTCAACTATTAAAGAGTTGGAGATGCCTTGTGAATTTAAGCGTATCAACGGAAATGATATGATTAGTTACACGCCAAACGATGTTCATAAACATTTGCTTAAGCGTGGTTGGGTTGAGCGTGAGGACGGGGAGTCTTTAGAAAAAGATATTGTAGAATCTGACGGCACAGAGTTTGACGATTTGTTTTTATTCTAAAATTAAAATATTTATATATATTACAGAAATATCTCATTAAGTAGAATGGGATTAGTATGTCATTAATTTCTTGTATTTAATTTGCTTCCCAGTCAAATAAATAATAATCGTTTTTCGACGATTAATATTTATATTAGTTTATATTATATGAACACTAGGAATTTATTTAAACGGATTGTCAAATCGACTGGTCGTAAAATTCACAGAGTTCTAAAAAATAGAGTGGTTCAAAATGGATTATATGCGTCATATCATATTTATTATGCTAGTCGTGTAATTAGAAACCCTTTTGTATTACTTGACCAAGTTAATTTATTTAATGTGGCTAGATTATTAAAACTTTAATTATGGAGTATAGGTTCAAATTTATTATTTAAATAACGAGTTTCAGCAGGGTTATTATAGTTAATGAGCATAAAAGAATATTTCTTTTTTGTAGCATCTCGAAACATTTTTTTAAAATCCTTATTGCTCATAATTGCGTGATCATCTGCAACTTGGTCTAATTGCCTATTTGACATACTGAATAAAAATATAGCGTTAGCATTTTCTCGTATTGATGTTAATGCCGATGTGTATGATTGTAATGTAATAAATATAGAGCATAATACGTGACGACCATTGCTAAAAATTCTATTAATAACACCGTATCTATTTTTTTTGAATGCTCCGCTGAATGCTATGTCATCTAAATATAATAAAACATTTCTAGGCTTTTCTTTATTGTCGATAGCATCTTTATAATCATTATAGATATTCTCATATAATTCTGATAATATTTCCTCATCGTAACCTGGGAACAAATTTTCCTCGGGTATTTTTTTAAATTTAATAAATCTTTTTAGTTTGTCATCTGAGCTTAATGAATTTGAGAAAATATAGATGTCGTCCGCAGCAAAATCTCTGCCGTAAAGATTTTTGTCAGAAAAAAGTGCCACTCCTAAATTTGTTTTACCTGAGGATTGAGAACGCCCGACCGCCATGCCTCTAAGGGGTAATGGTGGTAAGAAATCCCCTTTGTTGGTATAAAACTTTTCCCCCGTATCCCGAACCTTTCTAATGCGTAATTTTTTAGACATATGCTTAATAATATATATATATATTATATTATTAAAATTATTTTTATTATGGTTTTTCAGAATCATAAAGTCCGATAGTAATAACACTAAATCCGTCGATTGGGACTGGGGATAGGTCACTTGTTAATACACGGCATCTCATACCACGTAAACCGATGGCAGATGCGTTACGTAATGATACTTTGTTAATATTGTTTGCTTCGTAAATTAAGTTACCAGTTCCATCCTCTGCCTTCGGTATGGTAGCAAGGATTGATTTGCGCTCCGTTGTCAAACCGTCATAACTATCTAGATCTAATGATAAAATTTCTATAACGTAGTTATCATTCAGAGTTGCTCCTTTAAATGTGCTATTGCCTATATAGTTAAGATACGTGTAACTGATACCCGCCGCCGATGTAGCGGTTGTGTTTAAAACTGTTTCCACGGCACTTGGTCCAGGACTGAATCTCGGAGCAAATCCTAAAAACGCGGCTAACCCTGACTGAAGTTCTAATCTATTTTGAGTCCTTCTAAAAACCTGAGGCGGTGGTCGTGGGTGGTCTACCTCAAAATTACCAGGTAAGTCAGCATCTACAGTTTCGGGCAAATTTAACTCATATGGATTGAGTGTTACGAAATTATTTGATGCGTTACCTCTGCCGAGGACTACTTCTCCTAGCAAACCACCGACACCACCAACATCGTCCGAGAAATATAGAATTATAGGGTATAAAACTCTGTCAGAATTTGATAAATCAATTGTTGATATTACACGCTCACTCGTTGATACGCCAGTATCTGCGGTGGTATACGTCAAAAAATCTAAAGCACCGAGGTTTATGCTCACACCGAATGTGGTATTTTCAGTAGAAGTGTCGCCCGCATAATGATAATAATGAGCGGATGCTATGCCGTTTGCTACAAGTCCAGCACGAGCAGCGGCATAGTCTGCTACTCCGTCGATAACACTTGCTACCATGGCTAAATTGTCACCATGTGCCTGAAATAATTGCACTCCATATTTAACATCGGCAATTGTTGGCACGCCTCCTTTAGTAAAATCCTTTGTGGTAAAACCGACGACACATCCTATTTCGCCATCGCCAGCAGCCCCCGTAGTGGGTTTTGAGAATCGGGTCGCCTTCATCATCATCTGAGCAGAACCTTCTGATATCGGGACTCCCGAATATTGGTAACCGATTTTAGTTGTATCATCGCCTTTACTGTGTTTTGCTACAAAAATGCCAGATGTCGTGTTAGTAACATTTACAGCTTTGAAATCAGCAACTCTCATTTTACGGTTGGCATTTTTAAAACCTATACTAATTTTGTTTTTCGTTGATTCAACTTTCCACTGCATTCCAACTTCTACACCAATTCCTCCATCTTTAGAGTTAGGGGGTGTGTAGTTTAAATTGTTTAATAAGTAGCCAATACTGTTATTTAATTGTAAAGTCATGTCTGTTTCTAATGCTGCTAGGTCTTCTTGTTTGTAGGCATCGTGACTCAATCTCAGACTTCTAGTCCCATCACTCCCCGCTAATTGATATGTGATAATATCGTTAGAGCTATCAATTATTATTTCGTGTGGGTTCATTTTTAATGATGTATTCAGTAATGCCAACTGCCCGTTAGGTTGGACTAAAATTTCATCTGAGAAATCATTCTCAAATATGTTTTCACTCTCGGATGTCAATCGGATTATTCTCATCTTTTATATTATAAAGAAACATTTTATTTATAATATAATTTTTATTAATCAAAAAAAACTGTAATAGGTGATTTCTTTTTCGCATAAACGTTTTTAAATAATGTAATTTCTTTAGTTATGGCTTGTTTCTTATAAGAAAATCGATGTAATTCACCCTCTAAATCAAAGTCATAAATTTCAGTTTCACCGATAACTATGATATTTTCTATATAACCAGTTTTTAAAGGACGCTTACAATATTTCAATTTCTTGATATTATCAATTATTAACACAGAGGCATACTTCTTCTTTTTTAAAAAATTGTTAAATAATAATGGATCTATTTCTCTTTCGATTTTAACGTTATTTATTAAAGAACATTTGTCAAATAAATCTTTATTCTTAGATGATACGTTACATACTTTATAACCGATGCTATTAGCGTAAAATGATAAAAATGGCGTTTCTTCTACCATGTCAATTAATACAGGATGCTCGCCGTATAATTCTTTAAAATCTCGTAGAATCTTTATGATTTCGGGTTTATATGTCTGCTCAGTTATTATTGATTCTATAGGATTTTTATTATTTATTAAAATTAAAAATGGTTCTTCCTTATAATGATGTATCTTGATAATATCCATTAGGTATATTATAATCATACATTTTTTTTAAATTAATAAGACGGTTTATTATGTCTGTTAATATTATAATGCCTATCATATATCAAAATGTTGAATTAAATTCTGATTGTAAAAAGAAAGAACGTCCTTTTACTGAAAAGGACCTATTCTGTGACTGTGGTAAAAAGAAAACTAAATCAAAAACTAAATCAAAGAAATCCGCTGTGTTGCGTCGGTAATATGAATATTGAAATTTGTTTTATATAATATACAGTGCCCTGACCTACTTTCAGTTCTATTATGAATACTTCCATTAGAGCTGTGAATATGTAACATTTTTTTAGTTGTATGTTTTGATTTTTTACAGAGTGGACAATAGAAAAATATATTTTTTTTGTTGATGGCGTCTGCCACGATATCAATTTTAATTAAAGTATGTGGATTCTCAATTGGAGTAATTTTCATTATTATATATACAGATAATAATTTTATCTTTATATATTTAATAGTTTTCTATATATAATATTATTCTTTAGTTTCAGGATTTTCGATATCAGATGCTACCTCAGATAAATGTTCTGTAGCATCTTTAGTTTTCTTAAGGCAAGTTAAAATCTCGTCTTCAGTGATGGGTTCTTTATTCTTGATTTTTTCTATTAAACAAAATGCTAGATGGACTATGCCATTGGATTTTCCAGATGATACACCCAGTATCTCTGATATTACTAATAACGCAGTTGGTATGATTGTTACGGCTACCCCAATAGCACCGCATGAGCCGTATAATGTCGTATCCATTTATGTATTATATTATAAGATTTTAATATATCTGATATATTTTCGAGATTTAGGGGGAAGCTAAAAGATTTATAAAACGGACACCGTCTTAGGAGGTTGTGTTTTTGGGATGTGTGATATTACTACTATTACTTATAAATTATTACTTACTATTACTATATTATTTACCTAATAGCATTTAGGATGATATTTATAAGAAAAGTAATAAAAATAAAATAAAAAATAAAAAAAAATAAATTTTTTTTATTTATATAGCGTTTGCTGAAAAAGCGTCCGAATCGTCCCTTAAACAAATTGTGGTAAATTCATACATCATAATATCTATGTATTTACGCATCAATAAAGGGGCAATCACAAATAATACAAATTCACACAATTTTTTATAGACGATAATACAAATCTTCTATAATCCCTTAATATAATCTTATATAAGTTTATACAAAATATAACATATATAATATTATATTCTCTATTCAAATTTGGTTTACTACAGCCTCCATTAATTTAAAATGTTTTGTAGATTTTCTGTGACGGGCTATAACAGCACGGCTAACTTCAGACCCGCATTCACATGTGATTTTTTCAGATGCGAATTTTTTAATTTTCTCAGCGTTATTAATTCTGTATTGTTTATATAGAGCTTTGAGTTTTTCAGGGTTATCAATTTTATATTGTCTACATTTATCTATATTAATCTGCCGAACTTCTTCCTTAGTATTATAAGCAGAAATACAATTTAACGTAGCATTATGATTTTCCATAATCTCACGCTCTTTAATATGTAATGCCATTTTGCTTTCACATGGATATTGTAATATTGGTATCATACTCCACGCATCCCATCCGCCAAGAGCTCTGATACATTTATAAACCTTACGATTATATTTCTTATCAGTAGGATTATTACAGCAAGTCTTATGTTGTGCTTTTCTACTAATAAAAGAGCATGTGCTGCCGATATACATATCGTGAATTGACTTATTGTTACATACGATTTTGTAGATTACTGAATTAGAATAGTTAGGCATAGTATTTTATAGTTATTAATAGTTTAATATCTTTAGACTAATATTAAAATAATTATTATTTATTTTAAAATATGTGTTTATATTATAGAAAATGAGTGAACGTAACCAATCATTTGCCGCAATACAATCCTTAATGAATAACAACGAGATGCACAAGAACACCGTTGCTAACATAGACCAACTACGTGATAACTACGCACAGCAGGGTGACGAGGAAAATAACAAAGCCATCCAAGATATCAGCGACGCATTCGGCACAGTCATAACAGCTAAATCTTTGGAGGGCACGGCGGATAAGTTAAAGAAAAAATTAATTGCCAAAACTGGTGACTTTGTCGGGGAAAGGATTGAAAAGGCGGCTGAGAAACGCGGTCTTGTCAAAACAGCACAATTTGTCAACAGATTACGAAGCGGCGGCATCAAAAAAGCCGTCGGCGGTGCTATATCTGACGCTAAAGAACTTGCAGAAAACACCGCCAAGCAGGCAATCGAAGATGGCAAGGCTGCGGTCGGTGACGCAGCAGAGGAGGCGGGAGGCGCTGCTAGGCAACTCGGTGAAGGTGCTATTGAGCATATGGGCGAGCAGGGCAGAAACATTATTAACATGTTTAGACGTGGAGCAGATGTTAATATTGACGCTCTACATGACGCATTAAACCCATTTAAAGCATTAAGCGGTGACGCCCAGCGTGCTTTACAAGAGGGCGGCGGTGGTAGAGGAGCTGCTGATATCGAGGCACAGTTAAACAAACTTGCTGGGGCAGCTGTGGATAATTCTGATATTGGAGCGGGTGTGGCGGGCGAAGCGGAAGGAGCTGCTGCTATGCCTGAGCAAATTGTCAATAACGTAAAATCAATATTCGATGCTGGGTTATTCGAGGATGACGATATGGGATCGGGAGCGGTAGAACACGGAGCAGCTCAAGCGGCGGAAGAAGGTGCAGCCCAAGCGGCAGAAGGTGGAGCCGCCGACGCTATACACGCAGCAGAACCAGTAGCCTCAGACGTATTAGATGGAGCCGCCGATGCCGCCAAAGGAGCCGCATCCGCTGCTGCTGATGCTGTTGCTGGTCTGGGAGAAGCTGGTGCCGAATCTGGTATCGTTGCTGGTGGCGAAGCAGCTACAGCAGCGTTAGGGGCGGTGGATGCCGTTGACCAAGAAATCCCCGGGTTAGATGTTATTACAGACCTCGCGACTTTGGCGGTGGGAGGAGCCACGGTAATTGCGGGTCAGTTATTTAAAACTCATTCTAGTGAGGATGCCCAAAAGATACAAGATGCCCAAGATAAGGCACAAGACTCGGGACCTAATGTAGGTTACGAGATGGGTGACAAATAAATAAATTAATTGTTTTGTTTTTATAGATTACTTTGTATGAATTAATATAAATTTTGTATAAAAATAAAATCTCATTATACATTATATGACTGATATTGACGATGACATTTTTGAGCAAGATGCTGAACCCGAAATTATTGTAAATACTAAAGAAAAAAGCGAACCGATTACAATACCCACGCCAGAACCAGAGCCAGTTAAGAAAAAGAAACAGCGTAAAAAGCGTGAGTATACCCCAGAACAGAGAGCTGCCATGCTTGAAAGATTAAAAAAAGGACGTGAAAAATCCCTCGCGAAACGCCGAGCATTAAAAGAAGCGGGTGTCAAACGTGAATATAAAACCGAAAAATATATAGAAAAAACTCTCAAAAAAGAGGCACTTGAGAAAAAAACCGTTGTAAATAACTATTATTCAAATGATAAACCAGCATTAGATTTTGATACATTCTCAACATTCATGGATAAATATAATGAGAAGAAGATGCCTGTAAAACAACCACCTTTAGAAAAACCCAAACCCGCTGCGCCGATCCCCATCCCACCCAGAAATATAAAATACTGTGGAATTAATTTTTAAAAAAAATATTATTTGATAAATAAAATCTTATCATATTATATAAAAACATGAACCGATTTATTAAATATCAGTCATCCGAGGCAGGCAATTTCACAGCAACCAGAAACAACGTAACATTTCATATCCCAGCGGGGGATTACAATTTCTCAGAGTCATACGTTGAGCTTAGCATTTCAGTAGATGGTGAAACCTACGCAGACGAGGGGCAGGCGGGATGCGTGGCATTATTTAAGACTTTAGGGCGTGGAGGCGGTATTAGATGCCCACGTAATGAAACAATGGTCAGACGTGTGAGATTCTCAACTCAGGACCAAATGTTAGAAGATATTGACCGTGTTGACGTTTTACGCCAGACCCTAGGCACATACACCACAGACCCCGTTGAGCGTCTTGGCGAGAGTTACAAATCCCTCTCCCAGCCAATCCAGTATGGTCAGATGTCTACTGTTTTCAGAGATGCCTACACGCTCGGCACATCGGCACAGACGGCACGTGCTGTTGAAGCGAAAATTCAAATCCCGCTTAAGGATTTAATCGAACTCGGCAAAGAAACCGAGATGCCATTATCTCAGTTAGGAGCATCGAAATTAGAATTATTCTTAGAACTCGGCAACGTTGTATTAGATCCTACTCAGTCTGAGATTATTGGTCCAGAAGGTGGATTTAACCCAGCTGGGGGAACTACGGCAGAATTCACGGCGGCAGGCGGTAACGGGACAACCCAGACCGAATTTTTAATCCCTAGGTCATTCGCTGAAACCGAGGCATACGGTGATATTACCGAAGCGGGCACAGAATATCCTTTCTATGTTGGACAAGCGGTTACATTAGCGACTAACGCTGCCGCTCCTGTAGTTATTGTAGGTCCTAATAAAATTGTTTCTCTTATCCGTGCTGGCGACAATATCAAAGTAACATTCGCGACCGCTCCTTTCACCACACTTGCTGATGGCTCTGCTGCTGACGTTGTAATCACAATTACTGCTCCTGACACATTACCCACCAGCAAAGTTAAACAGGCGGCAATCGTATTATCTGAATACACGCAGCCCCTTGCTAAAGTTGATGAAATTCGCTACTCAACCTACACGACTGAATTAATGAGTGAAGGTGCCGAATCTATGTATCGTCAAACTCTTTTAGAACCAAGTGCTTTTAACGTATTCTTATGTGATAGCACATCTACGCCTTTCTCAGCTGGCACGAGTTGGGTGACCTACCGTCTATCGGTTAATAACCAGCCAATTTTAGACCGTCTTGCGGACGTAGGACCTGCTACACGTAACGGCGAGCATTATGAATTAATCGGCAGAGCTCTTGCTAACGGAGGTATGCCATTTAACAGCATCACCGAGGCGACATATAACATGGACGCTACATCTGAATCTATTAATGAAGAAATAGCCCCAATTGATAATTTCGTAGTTGCCGATGCCTCTACTGTCAAAATGATTGCTGCGCCTGTCCCTATGTCAACCGAAATGAAACCACTCCTTATAGAATTAAACGGTAATGCGGCTATTGGTCAGCTTGCCCTTTACAAACAAGTCTTAAGAAGTGTCAAATTGTAAAAACATATAATATTAATTTTTTATAAAATAATCTTTAAAAAAATAATATATGCCTATTGTATAAAAAATGCCAATCAAATACCATCTTGTCCAGCCACAGAATCTTAAATCCACTTATGGTGAATTTGACCAACTCGACTTTGATTTAGTCAACCTCGGCAAAATTAAATTAAACACAGTCCGCTTTTGCTTTAGCATTACCACCCCGACTGGAGCCCAGGGCGAAATCCTAGCAAACACCACCACGAAACGTAATCTTTACTACGATAACTTAGCTGGCGGTCACACATTCATAGACTCCATCACGACTGAATTTTCAGAAGGTAAAAAGGCAGGTGTTATAGAAAATATCCAATCTTACCCACGCTATGCCAAGATGGTTGTATCTGGCACTCAGTCTGGATTAGATCAGCATAACTCGTCTGCGGTTGTAGAAGGACGCGCGGCATGCCTCAACGGTGTAAATAACTTGTTACGTGGCGAGATTACTGGTCTTTCTGCCGAAGGCGTATATCCCGCCGACTCTACACACCGTGTCCCATCATTTGCCGTCAAACCGAGATTTTGCTTAAACTCTGCGACCGCCTCAAGTGGAGCCCCCGAACTCTCGATGCGTCAATCTGGTAGCGTCCGTGTATCCATCCGCCTAGCGAGAGATGCCCACGTTTTCTTTGGTCAAGATGCCGTAGGTGTATCATACGCATTATCTAACTGCCGTTTAACATACATGAGCACCATGGATGATGGCAAGGATGAAACCGTTTTCATGAACACTAAAATTAACATCAAAAAATCAATCAACGCCAACGCCACGCAGATGAGCGTCCGCATTCCAGCTGTTTGCCAAGCAGTAAGCGCTACTTTCTTAGACCAAGCAAAGCAGAACGATACTGCTAACACCAACACACTTTCTCTCCAGCGTCCCGAGCAGGTTTCACGCATTATCTTCAGTTTTAACGATTCCCTTAACCGCCTCATCTCGTATGAACTTGACCAAGAGATACCTATACTCCATCATTATTTAAGAAGTTTCAAATCGGAGATTGATGCTAACCAGTCCTCTATTGGATTATTAAAATCTAATGATTCTTATGGCGTAGGCGTAAATTTCAATCAGTTTGTAAATCTTGAGAACCAGCGATTTGGCATAGAATTACAGTCACAAGTAGGCTCGTCAAACAAAGTTTACATTATGTATGCGTATTTCCATTCTCTCATCCAAGTTTAATTTAAGAAAAAAACATTAATTAATATAATATTTTTTAAAAAAATAAAATATTTTATTATAGTATAAAAAGATGCAATACAACTCTAGTATTCGTAGCCGCCTTTTAGAACCCGTATTAGACTTAGCAGATGACCGATTAGAATTCAGATTTGCCGCAAATGAACTTTACAAGACTAACATGCGTCTTATGAACATGGGATATGTTGGATCCGCTGCGTCTGACCTTAACCCCAAAGCAGGCATTCTTGCTATGATTGAAGAGGTTACCCTTTATGATAATAACCAGATTTTAGACACTATCCGTCCCGCATACAATTTCTTATCTTTTAAATCAAATCTTGTATCAAACCGTAAACAGATTGGCATGAAAACAACATTAGTAGGTAGTTTAAAAAACACATCAACCACAGAGATCGGACAGTTATCAAACATACTAGCACCGCCCCCAGTAACCGAGGATAGCACCACTACTGGTAATTTCACCATCAACCTCCGTGATATTCTTCCAATCTGCCGAGCATCTGATTACATGCCAACTCAAGTATTTAAGAACCTCCGCTTAGTTGTTGTATTTAAAAAAGGAGTCGAAACGGTTTTAACTCAGGATATTACCGCCGCCGAAGGCACAACGAAAGCAAACCCTCTTTTAGCGGTTGACATGGTAAACAATCCCAGCGTTGTTGAGGATGTGCTTAAATCTTTCAGAGGTG